CTACACGGATCGTTTAACCTTCCAAAATCAATAGAGCCAGAGTCGCAAAAAGAGCTATTCGTAGCACCACCGGCAAAACAAAAACCGTTCTTTGACGTGTAGCCGTTTCCAAAGAAAGCTTGGCCCGTGTACTGCACCGCAGCCGGGTCAGCAAGTTCGCCATTAGGAACTCCCGGATTAAGAGCACCGGTTGATGTTTGCGTAATTGTGCAGAATGTCGGGTTCCCGAATCGCCCTTGCCCAGATTGTGCAAATGATCCGACGCAAGGATCACGCACGCACGTTGTGTTCTCAGCGCGCCTTAAAAAGCTAATAAGAAAAGCGGTTTCTTTGGGTCGCAGTTCAAAATAAGCCACAGTACCACCTAGCGATTGCGCGGCAGCACCACGTAGTAAAAGCGTATACATACCGCACACAGCATCACTGGACTCACCAGTGCGAGCCAGTGTGACGGTATTTGAAAAAGTGCGGCTCGGCAACAGAGTCGGTGGCAAGCCAGCCCCCACGCGGTCGCTAAATGTGGCGACGTAAGAAATCACAATGTATTGCGGAAGGCAGTCTGGCTGTAAGCACGACACGCACCTTGTGCAACACGGATTCGGAGTACACGTCGTCCCCACGCCCTTGAACACCTTCCCCGCCCCTTGGCACTGACACGCTGGCTTGACGGCGCACGTCGTGCCCTCGCAACACGCGCCCTCGCGGCAGGCGTTAACGCACTCGGCCTCGGTGCGGTAGCCCGTGCGGCCTGTGGACGTGAAGCCGGGTGGGAAGTTAGCTGGTTGGTAGCAGGGCATGGCAATTCATGAAAAGGATATGGTCACGTCTTGCGCAGCTATTGTGCACCTTAATCCGGCAACAGTGCCGTACGTGCCCGGCATGCTAATGACAGTTGAGCGACCAGACAGCCACGATCCGTTTGTCGGAAGCGAGTCAATCGACAAAGCTGCCGACTCGTAGGCGCCAGAGATATTCCAGTCAATAGACGTAAAGCTCTCGATGTATCGCACTTGCGCAGATGCTGACGCTCGGAATACAACGTAACCGGAAGCAGTCCTTGCTCCTGAAGCGAGGAGTGTCGTAAATCCGGCTTGAAATCTAAAAAATGTCCCAAAGTGCCACACGGCGCCAAGATAAAGTGTTGGCAGCGTGTAAGGCTCCTGAACTCGCTCCGATATGCTCGAATAGCCGCACAGCTCATACGACGAATACGTCTTATTGCATCCGCTAAAAGTGGTAGCAATGACCGTGGCTTGCTTACAAAAGTCAAACACCGTCTCGCCAAGCCCCGACACTGACGCAGTGGATGTCAACGGACTACAAGGGGATGCTGAATACACGGTCTTGCATCCATTTTGCGTAGTACACGATGAGTCCCAGTACGACGAACACTGGGGCGGAAATGTCGTGAGGTTGCACATTCCGCACTGCAACCCATCGCAATACCACCCACCGCAGCACCCGCAGCCCTCCGCGAGCAGGCCGTCCTTGACGATCAGCGAGCCGTTTTTGGTTGCGAGTGGCATTAGGTGCAGGCCGTGGTGGAGACAGTGACGCTAGACGGCGACGGCGACTTCTTGCCGATCACGTAAAGCGTTTCTTTCGTAAACACTAGACCAGACGAGTCAAGCGTCACGCCTGTGATGACATCAACCTCGGTTGCTGCCGTCGTGCCGAGACGCACAAGCGCCCAGCCGCCACCCTTCCACAAAATGAGCCCTTCGCCCTTGACGTCTGTTTTTAGACCGCCTGAATCACACGTCACGTACTTGTCTGATGAGTTTGTGACAGTCGCCTTGCACTGCACCACGCCACCCACAGCCACCCTGCCGATCTTCCCAGACTCAATCGGCTCAACCGCCACGCACCATGCCGTCGTCGTCGCAGAAGGCGTGCCGCCAGTTAGAACCGGCATCTCCTCGAAGGACGCCGTGGCTCCACCTGACGACGACGTAGGCGTGATGGCAACGCCAGTGATCGCCAGCACGCCCCAGCGTGCCACTGTCACAGACGGCTGGCAGTACGCCCACGTATAGGGCTTGAGCACCGGCGAGCCGGGAGAGCCGCCTTCAGTGCCCGAGTGTGCTCCTAGCACCAAGTCGGCGGCGTCCTGCGCTCGATTCCACGCCCGTGCTGAGATTGCACCTCGTATCGGCTGTCCAGGCTCTAGGCGTCCGTCTGGGCGAGGCATTAGGTGGTTCCTATGCCAAGCAGCGAGAAGTCTGAATCCTTGTAGACCTTAGACACGTAAACAGCCTTGGGCTGCTTTAGCAGCGTGTTGCTGGTTACAGAGTCCTCATACCGCACCCACAGATATTCGTGACCCTTCTTTTCAATGCCGCTGATACTGCCAATGGTCTGGCCGGTCACGTTCTTTGACGCCACAAATCGAAACGAGAGCGACCACGGTCCTTTGCCCTTTTGGTCGTCCCATTCCTGCGATCCGCTGCATCCCATGAACAATACCTCGCCAGCGTCAAAGCCTCGAAACGAGGCGTTGTTCGTCGTGCCAGTGACTCCTGCCACGCCACGAATCCAACCACTTGTCACGTAGGTGTTTGGCACGTCATACGTTTCTTGCCATTGAAGCTGCGGAACAACAACATCAACGCCGTTGACGCCGTTTGAATCAACGCCAATCGCACCGCTCATGTTGGTGGCGGACGACGGGAACCGTTTCTCAAAGTCCAGCGTGCCGCCAGATCCGACAGAGCACGCCTGCGTGATGTGTTGCGTTCCGCCGGTCGTGTCAAAAGACCGAGCACGCTTCAGAGGCTCAGTGCCATCCTCGGCACCGTCCTTTGAGTAGTTGATCGTGACCTGCCAAGCGTTGTCGCCGAGGAACGAGACAGAGTAAGACTCTGCCATCAGCTGCATGCTCGGCACGCCAGGGTACTGCCAGTATCGACCGTAGGCGCTGACCTGCGTATTGATGTCGGAGTGAAGCACCGTGTCGTCAGCAGTGCCAAAGACCTTGTAGCTCTTAACGTACGACGACGTCGCCTTTTTTCCCTTGCGGACAATCGTCGCCTGCCGGGAATCGCCGTCTTCTACCCAGACGAGATCTGCCATTACGCTGCCACCTTTCCACCGTCGTCAATCTTGCGGGTATTCCTCGCCGTCTCTTCCGCAGCTTTCGCGGTACGTTCTGCGAACGAACTTCCGCCAAATATCTGCCCGAGATTCGTTGACGAGAACGTGCCAGCGACAGTACCCATGCTCACGGCAGATTCAGCACCAGCGGCACCAGCACCAGCCGTCGCAGACTTCTCGCCTGGAGACGCCGCAGATGCTCCGGTCGTGGCTGCGATTTCTTCCGCCGCTTTCTTGGCTGCGTCACGTTCGATTTGCTTTCTCGCCGTCAAGTCACCAAGCACGGCCTCTGCCGCCACGACTCCAGCACGCCTGTCGTCGGCTCGCTTTTGATTCTCTGCCTGCCTTGCAGCCTTGTCGGCCTCGGCACCAGACATGATGGCACCAACTCGCTGCTGCCTCTGCGTCTCAGCCTGTGCGTTCTCTGCCGCAGCCTTGTCTGTGCGAGCGTTCACGCCAGGTCGCTCCTGCATCCGCTGCTCTGCTCGAGCGGCGTTGGCGTCCTTAATCTTCTGCACTCGTTCCTTCGTGTCCTTGGCACCCGTGATGAATCCCTGAACTCGAGTCCACGCGATCTGGATGCCAGCCACGAGGTTGTCGAACGTCGCCATGACGCCGTTGGCGATGTTGTCAAAGAAGCCCATGATGAAGGCTCCCATCGTGTTCAAGATCGCAGCGGAGTCGGTGTAGAGCTTGTCCCACGCGATGACGACGCCAGAGCCGATGTTAGTAAAGACGTCTTGGAACGCTGCCACCCACGGGTCAACGTAAGACATCAGCGCTTCAGTGCCACGCAGCCAGCCTGCGACGAGCCCAGCCCACAGAACGTCCATTGCACCGGACAGATCACCAGCAGCGACGGCTTCGTAGACGCCGTTGAATGTGGTCGTGGCAGTCTTGGCGAGGTCGCCCAGGACGACGATGCCATCAGAGACGGCGGTCGAGAAGCCGCCAGCTATGGCACCGCCAGCCTCGGTCACGTAGCCAGCCAGCCCAGAGAAAGCACCGGCGATCTGCGGGCCAAACTGCTTGACGGCAACGCCGACGCCAACAGCGGCAGCAGACAAGAGCAGCAGCGGTGCCAGCGGTGCCAGCCACGCAGCTGCCACCGCAGCGGCAGACGCCACAGAGCCGGCAACAGCCAACACTGTGGCGGCAAGGTATGTACCGATCCCAGCAACGGCAGAGCCTACAAACGCAGCCACGCCGCGAGCAGCCGTGCCGAGCCAAGCTGCCGACATCGCAGCGGTTGACGCGATCGTCTTGCCCGTAGCACCCGCAAGGCTCGCGGCGTACTGTGCCATCCGTGCTGACGCACCAGTAGCCCACCAAACAAAAGACTTGTATGTGAACGCTAGGCCGCCAGCGATGTCAGACACGAATCGTGACATGCCTGACCCGGCCACTGACGCCAACGGCATTGCAAGCTGCCCAATCTGAACAGCGAGAGAAAGGACGCCGCGACCAGCCGACACTAACGGCTTGCCGATTGAGTTCACTGCCGACTTGACCACGCCGATTGACATTGCCGTCTTGGAAAACGCCGTGACCGCTGCTTCGCCAAACGACTGCCCGATGAACCGTGCAATACGAAACTGACTTGCAAACACACCTTGCAAAGCATTTCCGTACGACGTAACGCTGCGTATCCCTGACACAGCAAATCCAGCGAGTGAACTTCCAGCCGTTGACGCGAATGACACGACTGACGCCGACGCACCAAGCATTGAGGAACCGATTGTGTTCGCCAGTTTGAGCGTCTGCGGCATCGCCATCGTGAAGCTCTTGGCAACGCCGCTGGCGCTGCCGATCAGCATCGTCAGCGGAGACACAGCCAGTGAGGCTGCTTTTCCAAGAGTGCTAAACGACACAGACGCCAGGCTGATAGAGCGCCCAAGCACACCCACGCCGCTGCCAATCATCACAAGAGCCGCACCGCCCTTGAGTACTGACACCACAAGCGCCTGATTTTCGCTGATGAACTTCCCGACATTTGCGGCGACGATGGCGAGCCCCTGCGCCAGCTGCGTCAGCATCGGTGCCACAGCCCCACCAACTTGGATAAATGCCACTTTCATTGACGCTTTTACGGCGTCGATTGCGTCCCCGAGTGCGTCAGCCTTTGCAGCCGTGTCAGAGTCCATGACGAGCCCAAGCCGCTTTGCCTCGGCTGCAAAAGCTGCCATGCCAGCAGAGCCGCCTTCCAGCATCGGCAGGATGTCAGTGCCAGACTTGCCAAATATCTGCATGGCAACTGCGGCCCGCGTGCCAGGGTCTTGAATCGCCATCAACCCGTCGGCGATCTTCCCAATCTGCTGGTCAGCTGAGAGCCCAGACAAATCCGCAGCAGACAGCCCAACTAAAGCAAGAGCTTTTGCAGCCTCTTCGCTTCCGTTGCCAGCTGCGAAGATGGCCTTCTGCATCTTCTTGAGTGCTGTTTCAACGCCAGCCATGTCTGTGCCGGTCTGTTCAGCTGCAAACTGCAACACAGACAGCGATTCCGATGCCACGCCCGTGCGCTTGCTCATGTCATTGAGCGCACTGCCTACGTTGGAAAATGCCATCGCAGACGCAAAGATCGGGCCGACGATGCCTGCGCCCATCGCAGCCATTTTCGTCCCAGCGGACGACATTGACGCTCCAAGCTTGCCAATCTGCCCGTTGACCTTGCCGAGCGCCGAGAAGAACTTTCTCGGATCGGCACCGATCTCAACGAACACGCCGCCGGCTCTGACTGCTCCCGCGCTCATACGTGCTTCTGCCAATCTTTGCCGAACAGCCTAGCGAGATCTTCCGGCGTGGCTTGTCTCGGCTTTGGCTGTCTGGCGTATGGGTTGAGTTTTCGCGGATCGACTCTTGGGCTGTGCTTGTCTCGGTTTATATTCGCTGCCTGTGCCAACAGGTTGGCGGTATGCCACCACTGATGCTCTAGGCGGCTGTCGCGAGCGGCGAAGAGTTGTCTGACGGTCCACTTGCCGGGATGGACTCCGAGGATTCCTGCGGCTTCCCAGATTGCGTCCCAGACGCTCCTGCCAGACTCTCGATCGTCGCCTTCTCCAGTCCCGCCTCCGCTCGACCCAGCATCTCGTTTGCGACCTCGTCCATTTTCTGAGCGAGCAACGAGATCATCTTGCGGAGGCGCTGCGGGAAAAAATCGACAAGCTCTGCCTCAAGTGCTTTCGTCGCAGCGTCCAAAGAATCGCCACGCAGACCGTCAAGGAAGTCTTCTCTGCTCAGTCCCTTGGTCTCGACTTGCTTGGTAAGCAGTGCGTAAAGGATCTCGCCGATCTTGGCGTACTGGCTTCGCAGCACTTGGAAGGTCTGCGAGATGTTGGCGGCATCGACCATGTCGAATGGCACGGTCTTCCGCTCGCCGGTCTGCTCGTTCACGACGTCAACGGTGACGTTGTCGCGGACACGCAGCGCAGAAGCAACGGTCAACGCCACCTGCCACGGCCTGCCCTGGTCGTCCCTGAACTCACGCATCTGCTACCTCACAAGCCTCGGGTCGGTCATCTTGCCCTCGAGCGTGAACGTCGCCACGCCATCCACGGGGTCTGTCTCGGTGATTCCGGTTAGCACGGCCAGGAACGAGAACCCAGCGGCACCGCCATTGACCATGAACGTGCCGCCCGTGTGCATTCGTTGGAATGCCGTGCCAAGCCCCTCGACGTCGTTGAGCTCAACGCTCACCGTGCATTCGTAGCCCGTGCTGTAGGTAGCTGCGTACCGGCTGCCGTACGGATTGACTTCGATGGTGCGAGCCGACTCTGTCAGCGTCACGTTGCGAGCGCTGGCGATGTAGCCACCATCGAGAGAGATGGTGCAATCCTTCCCCAGCGTGATCGCCATCAGGTGAATTCCTTGGCCGTCACGTTGAACGTCACAGCACCATCCACGCCGATATTCTCCGTCACGCTCATGACAGAGAACGATGAGCCAGACGCCTCAAGGCTTGTGATCAGTCCGGTCGGGTCATGGCACTCGATTTCCCACGTCTTCGTAATGAATCCGGCCTTGCTAACCTTCCGGCCAGGAGCACCCGACGAACCGCCGATGTTGGAACGGTTGGAGATGTCGATCGTCTCGCACTCCTCCGTGTAGGTCGCCGAGATGACGCCTGTGCCAAACGGAGGAGCGGAGCCTGCGTCTTTGCCAAGAGTAATAGCCATGTGTGCGGTTCCCTGTGTGTGTTAGGCAGAAACGGTCGTGCGGCTGCCGGAAACGGTGTAGGTGATGATGCCGTCAAGCGGCTGGCTCTGAGCGATGTTCGTGACGACGTAGGTGGCGTTGCCGGTCTGCGTGCCGCCGATTGTGAACGTGCCGCCGATGCTGACGCCTGGAGCGTCAACGCACTCAAGCTCAATCGTCTGCTCGATGAGAGCCTTGCGGAACTTGCGGCTTGTGTCGCCAAACTTGGTGACGTCAACGTCCGAAGCCGAGTTCGTGACGGTGGCAGAGCGAGCGTTGGTGACGCCCGTGACGGTCACGTCCTTGCCGAGCGTGATCGTGACCGAAGGAGGAGATGCTGGCATGTGGTGCCCTTGTGTGCGAGTGCCAGCGGTGCGGCTGGTTTGCTCACGGTATGGGCAGCATGGCGGAAACTAGACCGGGTGTGCCGTGGCTAGTTTCTCGCCAGCATGTTCCGCCATTTCTCGTTAGCTTTCGCAACGGCAGCGTCTACACGCTTAGAGCCAGCCATGTACGGGCGGGCTGGGTAGCGTGCCATACGGGTCATCGTGGTGCGTTCCCAATTCCTAGAACCCTTGAATTTTCCAGCCTTGTCGATCTGCCACATCAACGCACCGTATTCGTACTGGTTGCGTTGCGGCCCGAGGCTTTGACCCTTGGTGAAACGCCCGGTAGCGTCACGCCCTGCACCGCTCCTGCCAGCCGACTTCCGTAGGTACGCATTCCGTGCCGCGCCCACCCCGATACGCCACGCCGTCTGCTTCACCGCACCGCCCATCTGGTGCAGCTGGGCCATCCACGGTGCCGTCTTGTAGGTGCCGATCACGGCGGTCATGCGAGCGGCATCAAGCTTGTAGATGATGTCTTTGTAAAACCACCTTTTTGGTGCCCAAGACTTGATCGGGTTTCCTGCTGCCCTTGGCTCTCCAGACCCATACGCCGTGATGTCTAGGTACAGACCGCCGACGAACTCCACAGGTTTTCCACGACCAAGACGTTTCCTAGCTGCGGCTGATGTCTTTGGCCTAGTCTGGCCAATGCCCTTCTTCGCCTCCTGCATGATGTCCCTGCCAAGCAGCGACAACACTCTGGCGTTCATTTTGCCGATCAGCCTTTGTGCTTTCGCCTTGTCAAAGAAGTTCCCGCGAATGCTCGCCCGCAGCTGGAGCCTGCCGAGCGTAGCCGATGACATCTCGCGGCGATTGCCGCCGATCATGCCGGGGCGGATAAATGCCCGGCTCATGCCAGAAAGCATCGACGGCATAGCAGCCTCCTACGGAAGCACGTTGCTCTCAAACACCCTGTACGTCGCCGTGATCACCGCACGCCAGACGTTCCGCTCCGCAAGAGCGTCGTCGGGATTCAAGTCAATGCTGACTGCCTGCGGGCTCGTTACGCCAGCCGGCCACGTAACTCCCTGAAAGTAGTGTGCTCGCACTTGCAGCGACACGGAGTCTGCTAGATCCATCATCAAGTCAACGTCGGAATCCGCGTGAGCCTGACGACCGACAAACACGTTGACCGTGTAGTCAATCTGCATGTGCGTCCTGCTGACCCGCGTCATGTCCGCACTACCAGGAACGACGAACACTTGAGGCACGCTCATCGCGTCTACGTCCACGTTCACCCAGTTCCGACGTTCGACAGTGGTGGACGGAATGGCCCACGTTACGGACTGAAGGCCCGCGGCCAGGCTGTCGGCGATGCTTCGGAGGACGCTGCTCATCTCGCTGGCTCCTCTTGCAGTGCCTTGATCTCTCGTCGCCGCTCAAACACCGCAGACGCCACCGGCTGAACCGCTCGCAGGACGCGAGGTAGCAGCATCGACCAACGCCACAGGACGAAGCCGGTGACGGCGGACGTGAGCAGGATGTCGAGGAGGAGGTGCTTCATGCGATCCAAATCTGTAGGTTTGTTCCCCAATTTGAGTATTGCGCACCATTCCACGCAGTGAACACTACGTTTTGACCTGCACTGATTGTTTGTGAAATATTCACAGACTGCGCAGTGTCAGTTCCTAGCGAAGAGAATGTCTTCACAGTCGTTCCGTTCACTTGAATGACTCCACACGTATCGTCAACATCAACGCGAACAGAGCCAGTGATCCGCAATGTGCCAGAGACTCCTGCTGTAAGTGTTTTTTGTGTCGAAAAACCAGCGTTTGGAGTAACTGGGATTCCGCTGGTTCCCGATCCTGTCCACCCGGCTGGCACAGCCGAAAATGAATTCGCAGCGGTAGGCGTAACGCTGCTGCTCGCCGCCGAGAAAGCTCCAGTGCCGTAACCCGTAACAGCCGCCACGCGAAAAATGTATGCCGTGCTATTTGTCAGTCCTGTCACTGTCGCGCTAGCAGCAGTGGAAGCCGACCGCGTGAACGTCGTCCAACTGCTGCCGCTGTTGCTCGAATACTGCACCGTGTAGTCAGTGATCGAGCTACCACCAGTAGCCGACGGTGCCGTCCATGTCAGAGCAACCTGCGCGTTGCCAGCCGTTCCACTCACGCTCGTAGGCGCACCGGGAAGTGCAGGCCACGCACCGCTGCGTGCATACGCATCGGCCTCGCGGACAGTCCATACGCCGCTCGCCGCCGTCTGCGTGGGCGTGATGCTCGCGCCGATAATGCCGCCGCGTGGACGCATTACGAGAGTTCCTTCCACGAGGCGTTGATCTTGAGCTTTGACGCCGTGCCCGCCGTCGCGTAGATCGACTGGGCCTCAAGCAGCGAGATGCCCTGTGCCTTGTCAACGACGATCACGCTGGCGTTTGCTGGCACGCTCACCGTGGACGCCAACTCGTAAGCGGTGCCGCTGTTGTCGGCAGTGCGGTAGAACGTCACCGTCACAGTCACGGCGTTGGCAGTGTCAATGTTGGCAACGGTGATGCCGTCCAACACATAGACTTTGCCGCTGCTCGCCGCGTTGCTGACAAGCAACGTCGCGCTCGTCGAGGTGAGCGACAACGAGGCGTTGTTGGCAAAGACGTTTGCAGCCGAGCCGAGGTTTGGATTTGCCATGCCTTACATCCCGAACAGAATAGTGCGAATCATAGGGTTGATCCCGCCGCTCACTGCAACGAGTTCCCAGACGTTGTTTCCAACGTATACATATTGCCGCGAGTTGACCGTGGCGGTCTGGCCCACACTGGGCGAGCTTGGAAAAGAGAGTGCCATGTGCTACCTCGTCATGAATCGGGGAACGCTGCCGTGGGCACGTCGATAGTGGCACCTGTCATTCCGCGATTCGTGCCCTTCGTGACGCGAATCTCGTCCACATATCCGTTGAAATTAATCGCCGTATAGAACTTGCTGCTCGAACCGTAGTCGCGAGTATCGGCAGCAGAAAGCACTCGCGTGCCATTGACATAGGCATTGAGTTGCCCGCTTGTCCGCGAGACGGCGATGTAGTTCCACTGGGCATTGGGCACGGCAGTGCCATCAGTGTACAGCCAGCTTCCGTTGTTTATGCGCAACTGCGGGACACCATCAACTCGTTGTATGGCAACAAACACGCCGTTGGTAAAGTAAAACAAATATGACAATCCGGAGTCGGCAAACTTGTGAAAAGCCCAGCCCTCGATGCAGAAATCGCCTGTACCAAATCCAAGAGCGGATGATGTCTGCGTTTCCGCATTTACTGAGTAACTGGCTCCACTGCCGTAAAACGACTTCGATCCAAATTTCTTCTCAGTCGTGACCAGATACGGATTCGTTGGAGCGCGACCGTCCTCCAACGCAGTCACAGTGAGGTTATTGGTGCTGCTATCGACGAGCGTCGCTCCCTCCATGTGAAGCAGGAGCGATACGCTGGATATGCTGGGGTCTGAGCCACCTGCACTCGGCGTCACCGCAGCCGACGGTGTGGAATAAGTCCCAGTGCCGAGGACGTTTGTCGCAGCCACGCGGAACGTGTGCGAGGTGCCGTTTTGCAAGCCCGTCACAATCGCACTAGTTGCCGTCGATGTGCCATCGGAAAAAGTACTCCACGACGAACCAGAGTTCGTGGAATACTGGACAACATAGTCAGTTACTGGTGCCTGTGCGATTGTTCCTGTCGGGGCCGTCCACGACAGGGTCGCTTGAGCGTTGCCCGCCGTCGCCGTGACGGATGTCGGCGGGCCGGGCCTGAACAAAGATCGGAGCAGGCCGTCGACAGAACCGTCTGGAGAGAGTTCGACATACGTCGAGCCTGCAACATCATATCTGAAGATTTTTGATGTGTTCAGGATGATATAGATTGTCGCAGCTTCGCCCGGTGACGGCAGTGCAGAGTATGTAGCCACCTCCACCACGCTGCCGGTGCCGCCGCCCCCCGGCACGGCACCCTCTTGATAGCCCCACGCACCGGGCAGCGAGTCGGCGTTCAGGCCGCGAATACGAAACTTGTCGTCGCTGTTCCACGCACCTAGGTAATTGCTGAGATAAAGCGACAACCCGCTGGTAGTGGAGAGTACGGAGTACGCCTCAGTTCCGTGAGCAGACCGCTGAACCTCGTAATTGGTTGCGACCCCGCCGGGGCTTGCGTTCCACGACAACAGACCGTTGGAATTGTTGAATGATATGCCGCTTGGCGCACCCGGCGCGTCTGCCGGATCGTACTTCACTCGCGATAGAACGCCGCCAGCAGTAATTGACAGGCCGCTGCCGACAATCACCGCACCAGCCGCCTTCGTTGTCGCTAGCGGCAACCTCTCAGCGGGAACGGTGCCAGACGCGAGCGACGAGGCATCCGTCGAGCCTGCCGCAGCCCACGCACCGTCGCCTCTG